GCGTTGCGCCCTCGGTCTGCTTCGGCTTCTTGTCGTCGTCTTCCGACATCGGTATCTCCCGTTTCGGGTTGTGGTTGACCGTTTCGGTCACTCCCCACGGCGTGGGGAAGTCAGTTGAGCGCGGCGATGTCCGCGGCGCTGGTGAATTTGTCGGACCGCCACGCGAGGGTGGGGCCGAGCTCGCCGTGGTCGTTGACGACGACGAGGTCCGTGAAGTCGCTGAGCGGCTTGCCGGCGGAGGACGTCTTCTCGATGCCGAGATCACGTGCGCCGCGGTCGGTGCCGCCGAGCTTCTGGTCGATGAGCGCGCGGGTGCGCTCGAGCAGGTCCGGGTCGAGGATCGTTGCGGGCCCGTCGGCTTTCCGGACGGGCTGCACGCCGCAGTCGCAGCCGGGGTGGATCGGCATGAGCTCCGACTTGCTGTACTTCTGCGTCGACGCGATCGCGCAGAGTGCGCAGTTCTCGAGGCCGGTGAGGACCCGGCGGTAGCCGTAGAAGCCGGACTCCTCGAGCGCACGCTGCGCCTGCCGGTTCTTCGCCTGCTGCAGTTCGGTCGCGACGATCGTCAGCATCCGGTCGAGGCCGTAGCCGACCGCGAGCGAGAACGGAGAGCCGTTGGACAGCGCCGTGTACAGCGTGATCGCGCCGCGGCGGTAGACGTCCGCGGACGGCACCCCTCGGTAGCCGAGGATCACGTCGCGGTCGACCGTCGCCGGGGCGAGCGTGGTTCCGGTGACTCGGGCTGCCTGCCCGATGTAGGCGTTCGTCAGCGTCGCGGTCGCGAGCTGTCCGGCCTGCACCTGGGGCAGGATCTGCGAGATCAGCCGGTCAATGTCGGCATCCCGGTAGTCCGGTGAGGCGTCCCACCGGGCGGCGGTCATCGCGAGCGTCCGGTCACGGATCTGCGACGTCGTCGCCTGGTGCGCGGCCGTCAGCTGGTCAAGCGTTGCCAGTGGCACTCGGTGCTCCGATCAGAGTCGCCGCCAGCAGCTGCTCCGCGGACCGGTCCGTCTCTTCCTGGTCGATTTCGTCCGGGGACATGCCCCAGATGTGCTCGTCGATCCAGCGCTGAGACTTCCCGCCGGCCTTCGCCTGCGCAGCCGCGGACGCCTTCTCGCTGAGCGACACGTGCTCCGGTGTCTCGAAGGTGATCTGCACCGTCTCGCCGTCGTCGAGGCCGAGGATCTGCAGCGCTGCGAGCATCGAGCCTTCCATCGGTGCGCCGGCGCGGGCGATGCGGTCCTTCGCCTTCTGGATCTCGCCCTTGTGCGCGTTCGCAGCCCCGGTCGCGGACTGGTTCTGCCCCTCGGGCACGAACACGTCGAGCGGGGTCCGCATGACGGCAGCGAAGTCGCGCGCGTCGACCTTCTCGCCCTCGAGCAGGGGACGGATGTCGGTCGCTGGCGACTCCCACACGTCGATGCCCTCGGGGAGGTCCCAGAGCGCGCCGGGGGCGGGCTCGAGGATCTTCGCCCAGTCGATCGCGTTGTCGTCCTCGTCCGTCGCGTCGAGGCCGCCCTTGAGCGCGCGCTGCTTGAATGCCTGCATCGCCGTCGTGACGAGGCGCTGCAGCTTGCCGAGGTTGATGCGGTCGATGACGTCGATGTGCGGTTCGAACTCCGCGACGCCGTCCTTGTTGTCGAGGACGTACACCGGCACGCCGCCCGTGTAGGTCTCCGGCTCGCCGAACGGCTCCCACTCGCCGTCGACCTGCGGGATCGGTGTGCCGGTGCTGCTGGTCGACTTCCGGGTGAAGTGCTGCCGCTCGCCGGGCGTCCAGACGAGCGCGTGGTCGAGGCCGGTGTCGGGGTCGCGCCATGCCTTGAGCGCGGCGCGCGCTCGCCAGGGCTGCGTCGGGTCGGGGGCAGTGATGACCTGCTCGGGGATCTCGGCGGTGATGATCGGCTGGCCGTCGCGGACGCCGACGATCAGGTAGGCCACGCTGGTGGTGAGCATCGTCGAGATGGCGTCACCGAACACGACGTCGAGGCGGTTGTCGCGCCAGACGCGGCGAGCGGCCAGGACGGCGGGACTCGTGGTCGAGGTGCCGACGCGGACGCCGTTAGGGACGATGCGGCCGCCGAGGGACTCGCATGCGAGGCCGCCGTAGTTCGTGCGCGCCTTCTTCTGGAACGCCTTCCACGTGGCCTTGGTGTTCTTGCCCATCTCGGGGAGCGGGGCATGGCCGTTCGAGTAGGACCGGTTCTTCGCGATCCGTGTCTGGCGGGCGTCGAGACGCTTCGCCAGGACTGGGAGCCACTCGGTGGGTGTGGTAGCCACAGGACCCCTCTCAGTAGATGCGGCGGGCGGCGGTCTTCTTCTTCGTGAGCTTCATGCCGAGCGCGTCGATGCCGGCCGCGTAGGCGAACATCGCTCCCCACGCGGCGTCGATCTTCGAGCCGTCCGGGTCGTGCTCGGGCTTCATCAGCACGTAGCCGGACCGGCGACGGTCGCGGCGGGCGTTGATGAAGTGGGCGGTCAGCTCGGGCGAGCCGTCGTAGGTGATCGACTCGGGGCCGGCGGAGATCGCCGACTCGAGCTGGTCGAAGGTGCCCGTCGTGCGCGCGAGGTCCTTCTGCCGCCACCGGATCGGCTCGTCGCGGGACATCTTGACCTTGAGCCGCTTCGCGTACTCGGCCTCCCACGTCTTCACGTGGCCCGCCCAGCCCGCGGACGGGTCCGCGTAGAACCCGACGACGTTGTAGTCCTTGAACGCCTGACGGATGGCCGCCTCGATCTCGAGGACCGGCGGTCGCCACCCCTCGCCGGCGGGTCCGTCGGGCTGTTCCCAGACGCCGAGCTTGAACAGGTGCTTCTGGGCGACGGAGTAGCCGATGAGGACCGTCGAGTCGGCGGTGCCCTTGCCGGGCTTGCGCCCCTCGGAGCCGTCGAAGCCGAGCGTGACCGGCTCGGTCTTCGAGATCACCTTGTCGAGTGCCTGAATCGCCTTGAGCTCGGGTTGCGAGACGAACGAGTTGGTCGCGTGGGTGATCTGGTTGAGGAAGTCGGCGCGGAGCACCTGCGGGTCGTTCGAGGTGTCGAGGAACGCCAGCGCCTGCCGCTCAATCGGTGCCCAGCCGGGCTCGCACGGCGGCTCATGGATCACGCACCCGTCGGGGTGATCCGAGCTGTCCCCGTACGCGTACCGGAGGCCGGCGATCAGAGACTCACGGTCGGCGGGGTCCGTGTCGGCCGGCGCTTCGCGGTGGTCGTAGAGGATCTGGCGGGCCGCGGCGAGGTCGGGGTATTTCCCGGACTCGATGAGGTCCCAGTCGCGAGCGGACGCTTCCGCGACCGAGTTCTCGCCCGGGGTGAACGCGTTCGGGGACTCGATCGTGATCCCGGACGCCTTCGTCGAGTTGTTGCGGATGTTCTGCGCCAGGCGGAGGCCGCCGTTGCCCTTCACCCACTCCTCGGTCTGGTCCATGATCGCCGCGACCTGCCCGGGGAGGCCCTTGATGGACCGGCCGGACGAGGTGCGGGGCTCGATCTTGCCGCCGGGGATCGCGATGAACGTGTCCATCGGGTCGACGTCGAACTCGTTGACGAGCGCGTCGGTGCGCGCCATCTCGAGCATCGGTGCCCACGTGTTCTGCACCTGGTCATCCGAGGTCGCGGTGACCGGGACGTTGATGATCGTCTTGAAGTCGATCCACGGGCGTGCGACGGGCTGCCCGTCAGCGTCCCAGCCATCCGGGACAACCTCGAACAGCGCTTCGCTGATCCCGGTCGCGGCGAGGAACGGCGACTTGCCCCAGCCGCGCGGACGCTGGATGACAGCACGGGTCTTCACGCGCTTGCAGCTGCGTGGGTCGATCTCGTAGAGGCGGATCAGGAACTCGAGCTGCTCGCGGGAGACGACGTAGTCGAGGAACTCGGCCATCTGGTCGGCGACGTGGAAGCCGAGGGTCGGGAACGCTTCGCCGTCGATCGGTCGCCACGGCATCAGTTCGCCGTCGCTTCCGGCGGCAGTGCGATGCCGCCGAAGCGGTCACGCGAGCTGCGACGGGCGGTGGTCTTCGTCTCCGCCTCCTCGGCCTGCGCGAACGTGATGCGCAGGCGCGCACGGTCTTCGGGCGTCGCGCCGAACTTCGCGGTGCGCAGCCGGAGCTCGGCGGCGAGCTTGATGTCGCCGTTCCAGTAGCGGGCGTGGATGAGTGCGGTGTCGCGCAGCTCGGACCAGTCGGTCGCGGTGAAATCGAGCGAGAGGGGCGAGGTTGCCCACATGTCCCACCACTCGCGGGTGATGGCCGGCCACTTGAACTCGCGGAGCTCGCCGTCCTCCTCGACAGCGATCGTCGGGAGGGCCGGCTGCGCGACGACCGCACGTGGGAGGATCCGGACGACGGTCGGGTCCGAGTTACGGCGTGCGCGCTTCTTCGGGTCCTTCGGTGCAGGGCCGTGTCCAGGCATGGTGAGCTCCCGTTTCGGGTGAGTGCCCACCTGCCGTTTCGGTCAGTGAGCGAGTAATGTCGGCGTCATCAGGCGACGTCGAGCGTGCCGTTGGCGACGATGACGCCCGTCGCGCCAGTCGCCGCCGCGATCGCGTCCTTGTCGAAGAACTCGGTCGAGACCTGGGCGAGCAGACCGCCGGGACCGCCCTGCACGCTGGTGACGTCCTCGTGCTCGACCTGGTCGATGACGATCGCGAAGGGGTACTCGACGTCCTCGCCGACCGTCTTGGACGGAAGGGACAGAACCTGGATACGCGCCATGTGATGTGTCGCTTCCTGCTCGGTGTTGGCGAAAACCCCAGACCCGTACACGGCCTGAGCCACAGCACCTCTACGACCAGGACGCACCCGGGGGGAGGGGATGGTGGCCCCGTCGAGTTTGGGGCCACTTTGGGGTCGGTGAAAATCTGTCGGTCACCGCAAACCTGGGTGTCTCTCTCGGGGCTTGCGAGCTGATGGAACGCGAGTGAGGCGTCGTGCTTCTGCGGCTTCGCGTGCGGTCTTCTTGTCGTGGTGCCAACCACACAGCCATTGCAGGTTTGAGAGCGCGTGGTTGTCGCCTCGTCGCACGTGGTCGCAGTCTGCGCCTGGCTCGACGCAGCGTGTGCCGTCGCGCATCGTTGCTTGGCATCGACCACCAGCTCGATCGCGGACGGTTGCGCGTCGTTCGTCCCAGTCGCGTGGCAGTCGTTGCTTGCGTGTGCTGCCTGCCCACTGCTTACCCACGCTGCGCTCCTGTCGTGGTGCTGATGTCAGGTCTGCTCGTCGTCGAGCTGCCATGCGTACAGTGGTGCGCCCTCGGTGTCGTAGCCGATGGGCTCGAAGGAGATGCGCGTGTTCGTTCTGGTGCGATGAGCGGTGAGCGGGTCGAGCGGCCCGGACAGTCGGATGGGGTCTCCGGCTATGGGGGACTCCGGGTGTCCGGTTGGCTGCACCCCTCCGGTCATGGCTGACGCCTACCCGGTCTCGACGGGCAGGTACGCCACGGTCCCGTCCGTGAGCATGAGGTCGACGCCGACCGGCTGCCCGGCGTGGTACTTCACGTCGAGGCGATCGATCGACTCGGTGGTCTTGATGCCTGCGCGCTTGAGGAGTGCGCGGAGGTCGGAGAGCTTCATGATCATCTCCCGTCGTCTTCTGTTGCGGACCGCACGCCGGTTCTACTGTCGAACCATGCGACAGGGTGAACGGTTCATGCTCGAGCAGTTCGAGTTCGAGGTGATACTCGACGGGTATCGGATGTGGGCGGCTGACGATGCCGCACCGGTTGCTGATGTCACTGCGGTCCTTCCTGAGCAATGCAGGGTGTGCATGCTGCGCAGCGGCTTGGAGTTTCCGTGTCGGGGTCTCGCTGACGCGGAGCGGAAGGCTGCAGCTTGTCGGTGGTTAGGTCTGTAGACGCGTTGAGCTGATGAACGGTGCACAGTAGAGGTCGTGCATCTGGTCAACTGTGTCGTCGACAACTGTGATGGTGTCGCTGTCGTCAAGTACCAGGCTCCGGGGGAGAAGCCGCTGGCGATCGAACCGTTCTACGTGGCAACGTGCGAGTCGTGTGGTGCCGAGTGGCATACCGGCGTAGATGGGGCTGCGACATCGCGGGCGATTATGCCGAAACCGCGGCGGGCATGGCGGTGGGGGCGGCGAGGTTGAGTAGGCCGCTCGCGGACGGTACTTTGCACCCGTGACACGTAATGGTCCTGTAGAGGGCCCCCGTTCCTCTGGAGACGAGCCGACGGAGGAGTCCGCCTCAACGTACGAGGCTGCAGCGAACGTGCCCCGGCTAGCGTTGGCCCGTTTCGAGCTGGTTGGGAGCCGGAGTCCTTGAAAGCTCGGTTGGATCACTTACTCGGCTTCCGAAGCGCGGAGGTCAAGTATGAAGACTTCCTGCGCCAACCAACGGATGATGTGAGCGCCCCGGGAGATTCGAACTCCCGACCTTCGAGGTAGAAGCTCGTTGCTCTTCCGCTGAGCTAGGGGCGCGGGTGGCTCGAGGGGGCCAGTAACGCAGCATGCCCGCCGACTGTGAGTCGGGCGGGCATGCGGTGTCACGTCGATTATAAGCCATTCTCGAACAGTCGCGCAACAGTCTCACTCAAGTTCCCCAATTCGGGTGGTAGCGAAGCGCAGCGTCATGCGCAAGGCTCGAGGACGAGGGGGCAACGTGACAAAACATCCGTTACAAGATCCAGTTGACCGACTTGTCGATTACCTGAAGGACGCGCGATCGCTCTACACGATCATTGAGGAGCAACTCGCCAGGACCAGGGCTGACCGGCTCGCAGGCGGAGCAGCCACTGGCCGGGGTCGTCCGCGTTCCGAGTGGAAGTCGCTCAACCGAGCAGTGCTCGTAGCAAGTGTTGGTGCCGTCGAGGCCTTCTATGAAGATCTTGCGCTTACTGCGATAGCTTCAAACCCAGCGCGGTATACGCCGCCCGAGAATGGCTGGTACCCGATTGCCGGTAGCAGAGGAATAATCCAGACACCTAACCCCTTCAATTTGGCAAAGCTTTTCTGGACGTTCTTCCGTTACGATCCCCGCACTGATTGGGATATCAAGGTTCCGGCTAGCAGCGTCGACCTTGGCGTGGGCTCGAGCTCCTGGCGGAGCAAGACCGCGGCACATACTGGCCCACAAGCCGTTGCGTTCATGGACGCTATGGTGCAGGTCCGGCATGGATTCGCGCACCAGGAAGCAAAGCACCTTGCAACTCACGCTGGCATCGTTCAACGGACGCCGACGGGTGGCCTTTCGATCCAGTCGCATCACGCCCTAAACTCCATCAGCGCGGTGGTGCAGGTGGCCATCCAGTCGGCGGAGGGGCTCGGACGGGAGCTGCAGTTGGCGGGGGAATTCCGCTGGATCAAATCTTTCTCGGACGCGTCGTGGGAGCCGCTGCTGGCAGACACTCCAGTGGCGGCGAGCATCCGCGCTGATTGGGGGAGAGTCCCGGCAGGCTTCTGACCGGGTGCTCACCGTGACGTTTCACGATGAGCACCCACACAGTGCGAGGTCTCTGACATCTCCGCTTACATGGTGGACTCGCGTCGCGCGCCGCCTTGCGTGGCCACATTGATCGCTAGCTTGCCAACGCGCTTCCCGCGCCACAGCTCGCGCAGCTGGTCTGCGTTGACGTACACGGTTCCATCTGCGGTATGTGTCTTCAACCCGTCGCGCTGGATGTACCTGTTCAGCGTCTGCGGGGTGATCCGCATCTCCCGGGCGGCTTGCTTCTTCGTCCACCAAGACGACGCCTCGGCAGCTTCCTCAATTCGCATGTCATTCATGAGGGTGCGAACGTCACGATCCTTCAGGAGCGCGGTGGTGTCGCCTTCAAAGCCGCAGTAGGTGCAGATCAGCGTGAAGTCGAGGAGCTGTTCGGATCGCCACTCCACGCCCATCGAAGGGTCGCCGCAAATGGGGCATGGTCGGGGGAGGACCGGCCGCATGCCTCGGCTCTCCCGTGGGAACTTCTTGCTGAGGTTCCACATCAGGTCGGCGATGTCTTCGTAGAACGTTCCTGCGGTGGGGTGCCGGCGGATCTTGTCGTCGTGCAGCAGGAGCCAGGTTGCGAGGTTCGCGGTGAGAGCATGTGCGCCCTCGGGCGTGACCGCGGATCGGAAGCCCTGCGGTCCGGCCTGATTCGACCACGCGTAGCCAGCGGTGACGGGCAGTGGCAGCGTGAGCGCGTCAGCCCATGACCGTGTCCAGTCGAGGAGCTGGGCGTACACGCTGTCGGATTCCTCGAGCGCATCTTCGCGGAAGGGAAGCCTGGAGCCCTGCTGCTTGGATCGAGGCTGGCCGTCTGGGCGTTGCGTGCCCGATGGTGGGACGAGGGATCGCACGTGGGTGAGCAGGTCTGCTGCGTCTCGGAGACCTTTGCGGGCGCGGACGGCTGACAGGTCGAGCATGACGGTGGGGCTGATGGCTTCGGTGACGGTGTCGGTCACGTGTGCTCCTGAGGGTGAGTGGGTTGCGGCGCTCGCCGCCTGTTCGGGGTGAGAAGGTCAGGCGGGCATCCAGGGCATTTCGCCTGCCTGCCCGCGTCGAAGGTGTTTCGGCCAGTTGCGTTCGTCTCGGTCGCCGCGCCACTTGATGACGGAGACCATCGAGTCGTCGTCTTCGATGGGGCGGAGGCCGAGGCCGAACTCGGGCCAGCCGAGGAGGGCGGATGATCCGCGAGGGCGGAGGTCGCGTTCCCCGCCGAGGGACTTGCCGTGGCCGGCGTGCGCTTCCATGACGAGAGCGACGCCGCGTTCGCGGAGTCCGTCGAGGGCAACGATGAGTGGTGCGGCGTCGTCATCGGAGTTGATCGCTTTCGCGAGCAGCTTGTAGAGCGGGCCGATGTACACCAGGTCGGGCCTGTGCTGGTCCATGAGCCGGTGCACCTGGTCGACGTCCGCCTGCCGGGTGAGGTCCAGCCGAGTGCCCGCCGAGACGAGCACTTGTTTGCCAGGGTCCGCGGTCCCGTGCTGGCGTGCCATGTTGGTCACGTAGCGGGCGTTGCGGGCCCACTGCACCTCGCTGTTCTCCGCGTCGATGGCGAGGACCCGGACCGGCTCGATGCGCTCGTGGTCGAACGGGTGCACGCCGGCGGCCGCGGCGATGGCGAGCTGTCGGCTGAAGTACGACTTACCGGAGCCCTCCCCGCCGGTCAAAATGAGCCGATCGCGGCGTTCCAGCAGGCCCGGGATCAGCCAGTCCTGCGTGTCCGTGATCGCGAGGATCTCCTCGAGGTACTTCGGCTGCAGGGTCGCAGCGCCGACAGACGCGCGCCGTCGCTGCACCTCGTCCTTGACCTCGAGCGCTTCGATCTGCTGTGCGACGAGGCGCTCGAAGTTCTCGTTGATCGGTGCAGGTTCCGCCTGCTCCTCTGGCAAGACCATCGGTTCGAAGTCCGCCCAGCCGAAGCCGGCGGCAACGTGGTCCGCGGGGTCCTTTCCGAGGTGCGGCTGCAGGAGCTCGACCTTCGCTGCCTTGCCCGCGAGCAGGTCGCGGATCTGCAGCGCATGCTTCAGGCCGGGCTCGTCCATGTCGCGGACGACTCGGATGGTCTTCCCGTGCAGCGGTTCGAGGTCATAGAGGCCGAACTTGCCTGCTCCTCCCGGGTTGCACACGGCGATCAGGCCGAGCTTCTCGAGCGCGAGGACGTCCTGCTCGCCCTCGCCGACGTAGACGACGGACACGTCTGCGGTGACCCGCTCGATGCGGAACAGGGAGCGGTCGTCCTTGTTCCCGGATTGGAAGAACCGCTTCTCTGGTGACCGGTGGACGACGCGGCCGCCGTTGTATCGGTAGTCCTGTCCCTTCTTTGGCTCGTCGAACAGGTCCGCCATGGACAGTCCGAGCGCGTCAAGGACATCCGGAGTCGAGTCGCTGTGGGACCAGACGAGGGTGCGGCCCTCGACGGACTGCAACGACACGGACCGGTCCTTGCCGGAGTGTCCGGGAGCTTGCGCGTCGGCTGCCTCGTTGCCGCGCATCTGAATGTGCAGACCCTTGTTGGTGAAGGCGTCGATGACGCGGTCGAAGCTAGCCCTGCCCATCGGTGCCCTTCCCGATCTGCGCGTACTCGTCTGCGGTGAACGATCCGGTCACGTACATCAGCCGCTCACGGAGCTCGTTCGCGTCCTGCGTCGCCTGTGCAGCGCGAGCGAGGGCTTCGTCTCGTTGCCGTCGCAGCTCAGCTCGCGTCGTCATTGCCCACCACCAGCACTCCGCCAGGGCCGTTGCCGAACTGCGGGTCGTTCTCGATCGCATCGACCGCCCAACGCTTCCCGCGGGGCGGTGCCGGGTGCGGGCCGTTGAGCTCGCGGCTACGAGCGATCCGGATCCGCTTCTGCTTCACGAGGTGCCCCGGTGCGAGGTAGGTGTCGGGGTTCTCGCGTCGGAACTCGTCCATGAGGCCGGCTGCCTCTTCGTAGGGCATGTCGGGGAGCGTGTCGGCCCAGACCGCTGCAGCGAGCTCCGTGACCTTGCGGTTATCGATTGCTGAAGCCCGTGCCAAGAGCTTGAAGGCGTCCTGCTGATTCATCGGTACCTCCGTACCTCTGCTGGTAGTCGAGAGCCGCCTGCTCAGCGTTCGTGAGCCGGCGCTGCTGATTCGGGTTGGTACGCGGCTCGGGCAGTGGGTCGTTCCACTGCGCACCGTTGAGCCACGTCTTCAGGTAGGGCACCCACCGTTGTGGAGTCTCGGCAGCGGTGTACGCGTCTCCGTACGCGATGACGGCCGCGCGGATGTCGAGGCCCGGATGCTTCTTCTTGATCGCCTGCCACTGCTGCAGGGCTCGTGCCTTGTCGTTCTTCCGCGGCCAGTGCGACCACGCTTCTTCGAACGCTTCGGGGTAGATGCGCTTATCTGACGGTTCCTCTGGTGATTCATTACTAGAGGGTTCATAAGCGCGGTCATCCTGAACGGTTGAGCGCGACCCAGATGATCGGTTGGGCGCATCAGATTGACCTGAGGTCAATTTGATCGGTTGTGCGCCGACGACCAGGCGGTATCGGTCGCTGGTCCTCGTCCCGTCCTGACGAGCACGGCGTGCTCGTACGATCAACCCATCCCGCTCGAGCTCCGAAAGTGCTCGGCGAACGGTGATCACGGCCATGCTCGTCATCTCCGCGAGCCGCTCCTGGCCGGGGTAGCAGGAGTTGTGCTCATCGGCCATGTCGGCGAGCGCGAGGAGGACGAGCTTGCGTGTGCCAGGTAGCTTCGTCTCCCACGCCCATGTCGTGGCTTTGTGCGCCATCAGGCGGCCTCCTTTGTGATTACCCGTACGTCGTTGGCGAGTACCGCGCTAACCGCCTCTGCTGCGGCGAGCAGGTCGCGGGCGAACTTCTCGAGGTCGTTGAGGCTGTGGAGTGTCGATTCCACCTCGCCGACGCCGGCTGTGACGCGGTAAGCGCCGGGGTGGACTTTGGCGCTGTCGGCTTCGTCGATCACGTCGCAGCGGTGGACGTTGATGTCGAATGTGGTGAGAGCGTCACTCCCCGAGGGCGTGCCGGGGAGTGGGACCTTCACGACCGTCCCGTAGCGGTCGATGACGTCCCGGTCGCGACCGTCGATCGTGATGACGTCGTTTTCGGAGAGCTCTGCCCAGACAGGAGCGTCGGCGGCGTTGACAGTCATCGGATGACGGCCCCTCGTCCGTTGAGGACCGCGGCGTAGGCCGATGCTTCCTGGTACGCAGCGGAGAACGCGAGGAAGTCAGCTGCTGCGAGCGCCGTGTCATCGGACACTTCTGCGTAGACCGACCATGCGTCGTCCTGACCGTCGAGCCGTTCGACGCTGACGATCCACCCTTCGCCGCGCTTCTCGTCGGCGTGGTGCAGCTCGGCTATCCCGTTGCGCCCGTCGAGACCATCGACGTGCTTTGTGTTGTCGCATCCGAGGACGGGGCACGGCTTGGGGGGATCCTGCATCAGCCGGACGATGGCTTCGGTCACCTTGCGGGCGTAGCTGGTGGTCGGAGCAATCAGCCCGTCCTCCACCTTCGCTAGATAGGCGGTGCTGGTACCGGCCATCGCGGCCACGAGGGGCTGCGAGACGTTGTGGCTGGTGCGCAGGTGCTTGAGGGATGCCCCGGCGCGGTTGGTGATGGTCTTCATGCGTGCACCTCGGAGGTTGCGTCGATGAGCATTTCCAGCTCGAGCTGGACGAGAGGGTCAGGGGCGATGTGGCCGTACTCCTGCTTCCAGAACCACGTGCCGGACTTGCTGCGCTTCCGGAACCAGAGGTCGGGGAACCGTGCCCAGCCGCCGGCCGGGAGAGAGCGTGCCCACTGCTCCGTGCGGCGGACGTCGTCGGCGGTGGCACCGATGTACGTGAAGACGATGAACTTCTTGAGCGACGGGACGCGGTGCGCGCGGGTGAAGAAACGGACCACTTCGCCGTTCTCGACGCGCACCCTGACGTGGTTGGCCTGGGCGGGGCGGATCTCGACTTCGTAGTCCGCGTACTTCTGCCGCTCTGCTGCGGTGGGGACGAACGCGGCCATCAGGCGTTGCTCTCCGTGCCAGCGAAGACGTCGGAGACGCTGAAATCGAGCCTCACCATGTAGCTCGTCATCTCGCGGATGGTGAAGCTCATGCCGAGCCACATGATCGCGGTGCGACGCAGCGGCACTCCCGTGCGGAGCGACAGGGCAGGGACGCTGCGGATGCCCTTGCGAGCGGCGGCGCGCTTGATGTTGCGGCTCATGGTGCGGACGTCGCGGCGAGCGCTGCGGCGAGCCCGGCGCACCTCGGGGCTGTGTGAGATGATCGACGTGAACATGTTGTGCTCCTTCGGGAGTTGAGGGCCTTGGCGTTGCAGCGCCGGGGCCTTCGTTCGTTGTGGGGTTAGAGGGCGGACGGGGCGAGCATCGCCAGCAGGCAGATGCCGACGACTGCGACTGCGGCGAGCGCGTTGCGGAGAGAGGTCATGTGCCCGCCGTCGAGTGCCGATCTCGACGTGCCCCCGTCAGTCGCTTGCGCGCTGAATCCTGAGGACGGGCGGTCGCAGCAGTTCGGCACCCGGCGCATGTCGTGCGCTCGTCCGATGCCCCGTCGTTGCGACGGATGTTCTGGGTGCGGGGCGACGGGTTGTCCGTGCGTCGGGTGCCGTGTGCACCCCGCGGTGTTGCTTCACGCTGTTGAGTTTTCAAGTGACGAGTGCGGCGAGGGCGTGCCCCTTGGGGGACCGTTTCCAGGCACGCCGACCAGCGCCGTCCGTACGGCGCGAGCAATCGGAAGGTGTGGGGAGCGGCTAGGAGCGCTCGGAGCGCTCGGAGCGCTCGGAGAGGTTGGCCGCGTGGCGGTCGAGGTCCTCCTTGCGGAACTTGATCCGCTTTGTGTCACCGACCGGGATTAGTTCGCCCTTCGCCCGGAGATCGTCGATGTCGCGGAGTGAGCAGCTGAGGTAGTACGCGGCTAGCTCCCGTGTGAAGAGAGCCGGGGCGAACTCGATTCGGACGTTGGTTCCGATCGTCATGCTGCAGCCCCTGCGGCGTCTTCAACGAGGACTGGGAATGAGATGGCTTCGAAGGAGACACCTAGGGCGTCCGCCAGGCGTCGGAGCACTGCCGGCGACGGTTGTCTCGAGCCGTTCTCTAGCTTGGTTAGGTAACCCGGGTCGAGCTCTGCCCGCTTGGCGAACTGCCCGTGGCGGAGGCCCGACAGCTCGCGGATCGTCCGGAGGGCCGTCCCGTTGAGTCGTCGTGTCTGCATGTGTCCAACCTAGGCAAGAGGGATAGAAAGTGCAAGCATGGCAAGGATAAGTTCAGCAAGTCCCCGAACTGGCGCGGTTTTGGCCTTGCAACAGTTGTCCATCGTTGCCTAGCCTCAAGGGGTGATCATCACGTGGACGGAACTCAAGGACGCTCGAGCGCTGAAGGGTTGGACCCAGCAGCAGCTAGCCGATGCGGTAGGGGTTCACCAGAAGACGATCGTCAACTGGGAGTCGAAAGGCGTACCACCGAAGGCTGCCTACAAGCTGCAGCGAGTGCTGGGCGATGAGCTTGAGTACGTCGAACATGTCGGGAGCGGTCAGAGCACGCTTTCGCTCGACGAGTACCGGGACATCAAGGAGCAAATCCGATCACAAGACGAGGAGCGCGAGGAGGTTCGCGACGCAGCCGGCGGTGATGATGAGGAATCCGCATGGAGCGCCAGGGAGACCGCCAACTTCGAAGCTCTGCAGCTTGAGGAGCAGCAGGCCGCTTACGACGCCCGGATTGCGCTAGAGGACACTCTCGCTCAGTTCGACACCGTGACTCTCTTGAGAGAGGTCGAGCGCCGCGTCAGGCGTCTGCAGGCTGAGGCTCGGGATCAGACGAGCGATCGATCGCGTCGCACGGACGGTTAATCGGATCCATCTGCGTGATCAGCGCGGCTTGCGCGATGTCGGCGTCACTGCATCCGTACTGTCGTGCCAGCTCGATGTAGTGACTCAAGACTCGCTTGTCGTTAGCCAGGTCGGCGGTGGCTCGCTGGATGTAGTCGAGGGCTGCTGTTCCCCTTGTAGGGTTCACGTCAGGTTCTCCTGATCTGTCGAGTGGGACGAGCCGAGAAGCGGTTCGGTGTTAGCGCACCGGGCCGCTTCGCTTGTCCAGTCTGTTGTCGAGTGGATGAGGAGAGTGTGGACCCTTGTGGAGAGCTCGACAAGCGGCTCTGTGGATAACTCTGTGGATCGGCAGCGTGGCGCGCCGGGAGGGTGTGTGGACAACTGTGGACGGGGCTGTGGAGACATGTGGAAAGAATGTGGCCATTCGTTGCTGTGATCAGCCTTTTCCTTCTTCCACAGATTGTGTGAAGAAGTGAGGTTCAAGTGGGCGTTGAAGGTTGGCGAGGAACGTGCGCAATAGCTCGCTATCGCCGCGTCGGACCCCACGGGCTCCAGGCCCCGAGATACGGCTGCAGATCCTCCGCTGACGGCGCGGGGAATGTGGGAGTAGCGAGTGTCCCGAAGGCGTCAAGCCGATTTGCCACTCGCTCGCCCGTTGCGATCCATCCCTGCAGAGCGTCGTTGGAACCGTCATCGCGTCGTCGAATCTCATCGACGAACGCGCGCACCTCCTGATGTCGCCGCCAGATGGATGCCTGCTCAACGAGCAGCGTCTCTTCTTGGGATGCGCGAAACAGCACGCGGGCCTGCTTCATCGCTGCTTCCCAATCGCGCTTCCGCTGCTCCTCGGCCTCTTGCGCCCGTCGCTGCCGCGCAGCCGACTCGAGTTTTGCCACGCCGAGCCGCTGGAACACTTCGCCAAGACGGGCTTCGAGCTGCTGCGTCCTCGTGTCGCCCCACTTCGCCCCGTCGAACCCGTAGCCGGGGTGTGCCACGCGGAGCTCAAGCTTCCCTGTCGGGACGAACCAGTGATTACGATTCTGCTGCCACCGAGGCAGACGCTGAACTTGGTCGTAGATTTTCCGGTCGAGCGTGCCGCCGCGTGACCAGTCGAACTTTTCGCCACCGCGACCAGCGACTTCGCGGACCTGCACACGCAACACGGCATCGCCCGCATCGAGTTCGATGTGCCCACTCCACCCTCGGGCCGAGCCCCCGTTCCGCCGCGAGCGTTCGTCGACGGCACGTGGGTCCCGAGCTGTGATGCCGGTCTTGGCCGCATGACGGACTATCGACTCGATGATGCGTGCGGCACGGGGGAGAGACTCCTTCGTCACAAACTGGTCGTCCCTCGACGCTAGGAAAGTCTTGGCGAGCGTGCCGAGATGAGACTTCAGGGTAACGGCCTGAACCTTGGGCGTGTCGACCAGATCCCAAAACCAATCGCGGTATTCAAGCCGCAGTTGCTTCCGGTCTCGCCAGTTCGGGTAGGAGAGGTGGAGCTCCTTGGCGTGCGGGCGGTACTCGCTCTTGTTGAACCGCCAGACGAGCTTGGGGTAGTCGATGTTGTCATCTCCGCGGATGTTCAACTGCCCGCCGGCAGCGTCAAGACGGCCGGCCAGGTCTCCTAGACCACTACCCGCGGCACCCGAAGTGTTTTTCGGGGGAGCGGGCATCAGCTCAGCGACACGTGAATTACCTGCGTCTGTCAGTGTCGCTCGCCAGCTGATGCCGTGGCCCTCGATTCGTAGCAGTCCTCGGCTCGCCAGCGCCTTCGCTGTGATGCGATGCCCGTAGTTGTCGTCGACGTACTCGCCGTCAGGGCAACCGCGCTCTACCCAGCGAAGGACCCGTATCTGCTTGTCGTTGAGGTGGTCAGCTGCGCGGCCCATGAAACGCATTGTGGTCGTTGGTCGTCGTGCGCACGAGTGGTCAGGGTCAGCCGGCGGAATGGGTTGCGACGGTCTCGTCAGTAGTGGTATCGGCACGACAAGATCTCAAGCGCCCCACCGTGGACGCGATACACCAAACGATGCTCGTCGTCGATGCGACGTGACCACCATCCGGACAGGTCACCCTTCAGACCCTCAGGCTTCCCGATGCCCGCGGTTGGGGTGCGGCGACACTCCTCGATAAGTCGATTCAGGCGCTTGAGCGCCTGCTTATGCTGAGGCACCTGCCACTCGAGGTAGCTTGACCACGCTTCCTCCGACCAAACAAGCTTCACCGCAGCTTGCGGGTGCGGACCTCGCCAGCCTCGAACTGCTCAAGGCTCTTCATCAGGTGCTCACGGTTCGCCTTAGACGCAAGCAGGTAGTCAGTCTCGTCGAGCTGCGCCAAGACACGTTTCTCAACCATGACGCCCTTGCCGCTGAGGACTAGGCCAAGCTGGCGGATCTTGCTGGGACGGCGAGGTGCGTGAGCGCGGTGGCTGCCGGTGAGCATTGCCATGCTGTCCTCCTTCGTATACCTCGCCTGCCAACCTGACAGGTCTACCACCCTGGTAGGGCTGCACCAATCATGCAACACGATCCTGCCAACCACCAGGGGGCAACACCTGACAACACCTCACGCCACCCGTGCGCTACCTTCACACCGCACCCACCACCCATCAACCGGGACGGAATTCACACGGGTGCGGAGAACGCCCCCACCTGAGTAGGTGGGGGCGTTCTTGTTGTATGTCAGGCCTCAAGGGCGAAGTGCGACCCGAGCTTGTCCATCGCCTCTCGCGCCGCCGCGGAGGAAACATGCTGGTAGCGGCGAGTGACGGCTTCGGACTGGTGGCCGACGATCTCGCCGATGATCTTCGTGTCGACACCGAGCTCCATGAGGACGGTCGCGGTCGTGTGCCGCGCCCAGTGTGTCGTCGGAACGGGAGAGCCGGGCTTGCGGTCCTCGTCGGCGATGATGCCGGCTTCGAAGAGGATGTCCCGCCAGCTCTGCTCGTCCTCGCCCCACAGGTACGGTTCCCCGTTCGGCTTCCGCCAGATCAGCCCATACGGGTTTGGGCGATCCGCAGTCTCATCGAGGTAGCGACGGAGTGCCTTCGCGAGCGCGGGCATGAGAGGAACGTAGCGCGGCTTGCCCGACTTCGGGCGAACCAAGCAGAGGCGTCCGTTGAGCTGCTGGTACTCGAACCCGTCGGGGATCCGGAGCCGCCGGTTGGAGCAGGAGCCGGCGCGCTTCTTGCCGCATCGCCAGGTGTCGTCGTCGAGTCGTCCGCACCCGTGCTCGAAGGGCACTTCGGACAGCGCCCACTCGACGCCGATGGTGGGCTGCTCGGAGTCGAGGTCGAGAGACTCGAGCCGCGCGCCGATCCGCTCGCCCTGACGGAGGCCACTGAGCAGCGCCACCCACCAGCGGGTCCCGTCGTCGTGCTCGGCCGCGACCTTGAGAACGGAGAGGGCAGCATCCGTGCTGAGTGCGCCGCGATTCGACTCGCCCTGTACCGGTGCGTTGACGTCCTCGCAGACGTTGCGGGAGGCGATGCCCTCAACGCGGGCGGATTCGAGCATGAGCGACAGCACCTGGTAGGCCTTGCGCGACGTCGCCGAGGTCCGGCCCGCATCGGCCACGGCCTTCGTCATGATGCGCACGTCGGACGGCTTGAGCAGCGCGACCTTCTTCGCTCCGATCGTGGGGACGATCCAGTTCCGTGCGACCGACTCGTAGGACAGCAGGGTGTTCGGCTTGAGGTTCGGCTTCCCGACTGTCTCGAGCCAGTGCGTCGCCCACTGGTCCAGCGTCGTCTTCGTGTCGAGCGCGGTGCCGTGCTGCTTGATCTGGTCCTTGATCGCGTCGAGCTTGCGGCGAGCGCCCTCTTTCGTCTTCGAGGTGACGACCCGTTGCCGACGCCGGCCATCCGGGTGGAAGCCGTCGTCGATGACGCCCCGCCAGAGCTTGCCTCCGCGGATCGCGTACAGCGCTCCGTCACCCGAATCACGCTTCCTCGGCACTGCAACCTCCCGGTACACACATCAGTACACACAACCAACCGCAATCACATGCTTGCGGTTGCACTCTCCGATGGTAGCCCGATCCGCATAAATCCGGGCATGTACCGCGACTAGCGGCGCTCGCCGAGTACCCCCAGCATACCGCTCCTATTCACTCGTAGTGAATAGGTCGTCGGTTCGATTCCGACAGGCGGCTCCACGAAAAGCCCCGGTCAGACTCCCTTTCGCAGGGAACTGACCGGGGCGTTTACCGCACCCGGGCGCGCCCCGCGGACGTACCCGCGGGGCCGCCGCTCAGGGCAGGTAGTACGTCGGGTTCGGCAGCTTCACACTGCGGTCCGCCGACCCACCGAGCAGGTCGCTGTACTGGTCCCCGAAGTTGGCGACGACGTCGAACCGTCCGCCCGCGCGGGACTCGATGTGGGCCCGCGTCTGCGACTTGTACTCGACCGTGGTGCACTTCGCCGTGGCGCAGGTGATGTACGACGGCTGCTGCGAGGCACCAACGCCGGTCCACTTCGTGTAGTAGGTCTGCACACCGCGCTGGGTGGCGGCGAACTGCGGGTAGCCGACCTTCTGCAGGTTCTCGATCGTCGCCGTCTTCTGGTCGTCGTTCCGGCCGGTGAGTCCGATGATCGCGCAGCCCGAGCGCTGGGCGATCGACACGAGCGAGGTCATCGACGGGGTGGCGGGGAAGCGTTCGTCCTGCACCCATTCGTCCTGGCGGGCGGGGTCGAAGACGAAGTGCATGTCCGCGACCTCCATGTCGTA